GTGTAATATATTGACCCGGAGTAGCCACAATTACGTTACTGAAATTAATACGATTAACAACAGTCGTCTGTGTTACATATTCACCCACGTTAGCCTTGATCGGACCACTAAAAGTAATTTGATTTGCTACCAATGATTGTATCAGATAATCACCAATATTAGCAGTAATATTTCCCACTAACTGTAAAGTAGGATTATTGGTTCCTGTAGATCTTAAAGAGTTAATCTTATTAGCAATAGTTAAATTGGCTGCTTCAACCGTTGGGGCGAGTTTTAATGCGCTTCCGTTATGTATACCAACCATAGCGGTGATTGTTGATGGGGTAAGGCTTCCACTAGCAGTAGCTAATGTTAGTTTTTTACCTTCTGCTACTACCGTTCCTGCTTTAGCTGTTACTATCTTATCAGCTGTGGTTTGGTCACCCATTATTACTACCCTATGTTATAATTTTACCATTACTTACAGGTTGAATACCTGTAGTAGTTTGTATGTAATAGTCTTCTACATCTTTAACTGTAGGACTATGCATCATTACATGTTTCTTATCCAATACTATATTCTTATTTAAGTCGCTAGTAAATAAACTTTGCATCAATGCTAGTCCTTTTTGACTAGGCATGACTGTTGTTGGTTTATTAATAACAAATCCGTTAGCATTTTCTTCTACTATTTTAGCAACAATTTCATCACCGTTGACTATTTTAAATGATACTACTGTATCTTTAGCATATCCTGTTTTTTCAAGCATTGATTTCCCCTAGTTTATTGAATAATTCCTCATCTGATAATTTCACTAATCCTTGATATCCACCTTCTACAAATAGTTCATCGCCTTTATAGATCTGTGGTGCTGTACGATGCCCTTGAGCGATCAGCCACTCACGTGCTTCTTGATCTTCATCAATCTTAATTTCTGTATATGCGATATTTTTTGTTGTTAATAAATGCTTGGCCTTATCGCAGAATGGACAATAATTTTTACTGTATACTGTTAACATCTTATAACTCCGGTAAATCATCATACTCGACACTGTCACCCATAACCCCAATGACATAGTTAGTACTTTCGTTTTCTTGTAAGGCTGTTTGTTTTTTACTTGTATCGCTGTGTTTGTTAAACCAAGGTATAGGTGTGGTCTTAGGTGCAGGGTTATTATACTTAATACCAATTTCTTTAAGTGCGCCTACTGCTGTGTAGTCTACAAACTCTTTTAAGATGGCAGCATTGAGTCCAATCACTGGACCTAGCTTAAACAAATAGTCTGCCCAGGCTTTTTCTTCACCGATAACATCGAGATACATTTGATAAACCTCAGCTTCACATTCTGCTTTGACGTCTACAAAGCGTGGATCCTCTTTAACCACTTGATTAATTAAGAAAGCCGTCCATTCTTTGTGTAGCAGTTCGTCTTGTAAAATTAAACTAATAATATTACCATTACCAATAAAGATCTTATTCTCCACCATGGCCAAACTTGTAGCAAATGATACCATGAAGCGGAATGCTTCTAAACCATAACTAGCGTGTAGAGCAAGCCATATGGCTTTGATGTGATCACGCTCATCTATCTTATTGCCCATTTCTTTACGACAGTTGATCACATGTAACTTATCATAATAGTTGCCAATATTACTTGCCATGCCTACGATTTCTTGTGTATCGTGTATTGTATTGAATACATCTTTAGGCACGTTGTAGATGTTACGGATGATGTGACTATAACTCTTGCTGTGGATATTAGTTTCAAAGAAACTCCAATTACTAATCAACGCTTCCAGTTCTGGTAGACTTACTACTGGTCCAAATACTTGATTAGGTGCGCGACCTTGTAGGCTGTCTAAGGCTGTCTGACGCAGTAGGTTGCTGGTAAAGATATGTTTAACAGCATCACTGGCATCTTTAAAATCTTGTGAATCTTTAGTTAAACTGACTTCTTCTGGTTGCCAAAAGAATCCACGTGCTGTAGTTTCAAAATTAGCAATCTTGTTATATTTTACTTCTTCAAAGCGTTGGATAGTCACAGGACCAGCTGGATCCAGGAACATCTTACGTTGTAGATAGTTTGTTTTAGTACTTAAATTATATTGTTCTTTACTCATAGTTTACATCCCTCGCAATCTTCATCGGTTTCATCTGGTTGTGCTGCTAATGTTGGTGCAATTTCTGCATCTGCTTTTGCACCTTGTTTGTTGATCAGGCTGTAGTAGAATGTCTTGATCCCCCAAGCATGTGCCTGCATTAAGTTTTTAGCAATTAGTGTGCTTGGCACTTTACGATCTGCCCAATGTGCTGGATTGTAGAAAGTATTTGTGCTAATACTTTGATCTACATAAGCCGCTAGCACTGCCGCAGTTTTTAAATAACCATCGCAGTCAGTTTGTTCCCACATGAGTTGATAACGATTTTTTAATTTATTGTATTCTGGTACTACTTGTATAAAGCTACCTGCTTTTGATTCTTTAACTGAAATTAAACTCATTGGCATTTCAATACCGTTGGTTGAATTAATCACAACACTTGAACTTTCAACAGGGGCAATAGCCATCAGTGTAGCATTACGCACACCATAGCTTCGCATGTCACTTCTTAACTGTTCCCAATCTAATTCACGTGTTGGAGTAAAGTCTGCTAGTTTGTTAACACCTCGAGCACGATTCTCCCAGGGGAAGTATCCTTTACCATATCTGGTGTGTTCACTGTCCAAGCATGGACCACGTTCTTTAGCAAGTTCCACTGTGGCTTCTGTTAGGAAGAATGCCTGATGCTCCATCCATGTCTTGACTTCTTGTAGTGCATCTTTCTCGCCATAGCGTAGATTCTTTTTAGCATGCCAATAAGCAAGATTGGTGATACCAATACCTAGTGGTTGGATTTCATCATTGCTTAATTTACTTTGTATGCTTAAGAAATCTTGATAATCTAAGATGTTACACAAGCTACGTTGTAAGATGCGACAAGCACGTCGCATGTCTTCTGGATTGCGGAAAGCACCCCAATTTATACTACCTAATGTACACAGGGCAATGCGACCAGCAGCGTCATCTAAGCGTTTAAAACTCTTAGTGGGTAGTAAAATCTCGCAACACAGATTACTTTGATAGATGGTATGATATTCAGGATCAAATGGACCTTGCTTCATTACGTTGTCAATGAACACAAGATAAATTCTACCAGTGTCGGTACGTTCTTTTAAGATGCCACCTTTGAATACTTCTTCAGCTGATAGGACTTTTTTACGAAGACCTTTTTGTTTCTCATACTTAACATACAACTCTTCAAACAGTTTTGTATCTTTATAAAATGCTTCGTATAGATCAGGCACTTCATTAGGGTCAAAGAATGTGATATTTTCTTTGTTCTTAAAACGTCTCCAGAACATTGCGTTAAGTACAACACCATAGTCCATGTGACGTACACGAGTTTCTTCTGTACCTTGATTATTCTTTAATACGATCAAATCATCAAACTGATGATGCCAAATTGGATAGAACACTGTAGCACTGGCGTTACGTATACCACCTTGACTACATGATCGCAAATCTCCAAACCATTTCTTAAGGAAGGGGATCATACCAGTGTGCATGATTTCCCCGCCTCGTATAGGACTCCCTAAGGGGCGCAAACGACCTATCTCTAAGCCAATACCAGCACGCTTACTAGCGTACTTGGCCATCATCTCTCCTGATGCAAAGATACTATCTAAGTCATCATCACTTTTAATCAGCACACAACTGCTGAATTGTTTTGTAGGGGTACCCAAGCCAGCGAGTACTGGAGTGGCGAGCGTGAACAATCCGTCACTGGCGCAGGTATAGTAATCTTTAATATATTTTAGTCTCTGACTGGGATTTTCCTTATGGAACACTGTTGCGGCTGCAACCATATATCTAATCTGTGGTGTTTCGTAAATTTGTTTTGTGCTACGATTCTTAACTAGATATTTTTCAATCAGCTGTTCAATCGCCGCATAGCTATAGTCTTCATCTTTAGCATGGTCAATAAGTTCTTCCATCTTGTTCCACTCGTCTTCAGTGTACCATTCAAGAAGTTCTTGTGTGTATAATCCTGTGGCTGTATTTGTTTTAACGATTTCGTATAAATGTGGGACTTGATAGTCACCATAGATATCTTTACGCAGCATTGATAATCTTTGCTTGCCTGCTACGAATTGATAATTGGTATGCCCTACTTCTGGTTCGTGTTCTACATCAATCAAGTCAACGATAGCGCGAAGTGTAATCTCATCAATTTCACGTGTGCTGATACCGTCGTAGAAATGTGGTTGAGCTTTGATCTCAATCATACTCTGACTGACATCAGCTACATTTTGACATACTTTAGCTACTTGGGCCTGCCATTTTGTAAGATCCAATGGTACGATCGCACCACTACGTTTTTTGACTTGAATTGTACTCACTTGAAACCTCTTTGTTTAATATTTTTCTAGCTGTAAATCTTTAGTTGAATATCGATACAGCAGATGCAACTGCTTTTCTTCCACTAGTTTTGTATTTACTATTTCGTAAGGACAGTAATTAAGAATATATTTTCCTTTATCTAAATATGCTACTGTGTAGCGTTCTTTGTCCTTATAGTCGTAATACACATGCATTTCTAAGCCCATATTTCTATGGCTAGTAAAATATATAGTATATAGGATTCCTAGAGTTTTAGCAACGTTGCAATAGTAATTTTCGGCTAACAAAGTCCAGGGATCTGGCCAAGTATTTGGTTCACTAGGATCCAAATAGTAAGTTACATAAGGAGCCGTGCTCCACATGTTGTTAAGTTCTTGAATTGCTTGATCTAATGGTAAATCGCTTAGTTTGTGGCGAAAGTTTTTCCATTCTGCTAGCCTGTCGTTAACACGCAGATTCCAAAAATTCGTCCACATGACCTACACCGTGTAGGTTCTAAGTTGGTAGTTGAATGTGGCATTACTAACAGGGAAAGTGTTAGATGTAGTATATTGTAGAACTGCATTACCGCTAATATTAGCAAAACTTAGGGTTACACCAGTTAAGGCTGTTTCGCTATAGTCATCTTCATAGTATGCGACACCATTTGAGTTAGTTATTTTTACTGTACCAACTCTGCTGGCAGTACCTCTAGTGATACTGTATTCAAAACTGTTCGAATTAAGTGTGCTAATGTTAATTACAGGATTACCGCTATAATTTATAGTAGCAGGAATATGAGTATTACCAGTTAATGTAACGCTATTAAAGGCAATAGCTGTTTGTAATGCCGCTACATTTGATTGTAAAGATGTGACACTAGTCTGCAGATTGGCAACATTAGCTTCTACCCCAGCAAGCCCAACATTAATTAGTCCAATACTATATTCTGTTAAAATCTCAGTAACCCCAGTTTGTGGAGCACCTTCTGCTAGTGTACCTTTACCAATGAATAATCGTTGAGTGTCAACACACCAACCAAATTCACCTGTGTCTAATGCAGGAAGATTTTCCTGGAGTCCACTACGTACCTGTATTTTTGCTACTTCTAAAACAGCCATGTTATCACCTTAGTTCAATATCTAATATTTATGCTAACTTATAATACTGCTCAACTCTATCAAACCAACGGTCCATCCAGATCGTCCACTCGTTACCACTAACCGTCCAAGTTTGGAATTCTGGCCTAGCAAAGGTATTGTCTTCTAGGAGTTTAGGTGCTACTGCCATTAGGATTACACCTTGTTTAATGTCTGTACCATGGACTTCATTATGTGCGGCAGCATAGGCGCATAATTGAAGGAAATAGTCTTCAATCCACTCGGTTTTCTTAGGTTTATTAGTCTGTTTATAGTCGATAATTGCCGGACTACCCTTATATACTCCACAGGCATCTGTTGTGCCTGCATACAGGCCCGGAACGTATAAAGGTACTTCTATGCCCCATACTTCATCTACATGTTTAAGTCCATGTTCTACGATTTCTTGTGCCATGGCATAACTCTGTTGGCTATTTGGATTAGTACCTGGGGTGCCCATTTCACGATCATTACGCACATAGTCTTCTAACCATTTGTGCATACGTGTTCCGCGGCTGGCGGCTTCTGTGGTGATCTGTTGGGCTTGTTGGGTTCCTACACGTTTACGCCAATTCTCAAGAGCATCTCGCTTCTCTTGTGGTTTAGTTCGATCTAAGATTGTAGTAACACTAGGAACACGTGATCCATCGGGTAAAGTATATAAACGTTTACCTTCTACAGTGTCACGATTAATAGGGGTATAGTTGTATTTTTGAATAAGCATATTAATAGTATATAGTACTTTCTTTGACATGTAAATACATATATGAAAAAGATCAAATTGCTTTTATCGAATATCGATTATACTAGTTTTCACCAATTAAGTTTTCAATCAATAATGTTTGAATACTTCGATATAGAATTTTATGACAGTAAAAAAACATACGATAAAAATAACACATTATTAGTAATAACTCTTCATAGACTTGATAATATAGATTGGTATCATGATTTATATCAAAAAGGTTATAAATTATTGATAGACAATTTATGGGGTATTCCTCCAGGTAGTAATCTATCAAATTCAATGACACTAATGACACCAAATTGGTTTTGGTATAATGAATCTCTGTTATATAAATCATTAAACTATAATTTATACGTTCCAAACAAATCATATAATAAACTTGCATTAATGCCAATGGGATTAATTAAACAATCTCACGAATTATTATTTGAGGCGGTTTCGGATCATCTAGATGATCTAATTTATAGTT